TCCGCCTGATCGCCGTCAATGCCCGGATCAGCGCTGTGCAGGCTGATGAACAGGTTGGTGAGCGGAGCCGCCGGGAAGCTGCTGCCGCGCAGCCAGTTGAGGTTGGCGTCAGCCAGGTAGCGAGAGGCCGGCATAGCGGTTCAGGTACTGCTGCTTATTCTGGCAGCCAAAACGCAAGGCACCTCTGGCAGGCGGCAGCTGATCAGGAGATCCGCCGGATGCCGCCCACCAGGTCCACGGAGAAGCCCGCGCTGCCGGCCAGGGCCACAGCTCGCCCGACCCGGCCCTCCAGCTCGAGGGAGGCCGCCAGCAGCGCCGAGAGAGGCGTTAATCCGGTGCGGGCGGTCACTCCGAACCGGAGGCCCACCTCAGCGCTCAGCTCCACAGAGTTGACAGCGGCCAGCTCCAGGCGGAAGGGCAGCTGCGGCCACTGGGAGCTGCTGATCAGCAGCGTGTAGACCCCGGGGCCGACCGGTTCGCCGCCACCTCCGGTTCCAGCGGGCTGCCCTTGATCGGAGTCCTGCTGAATGGGCAGGGGCCGGGTGGCGGGCTCGATTTCGACCCTGGTGTACTCGTCATCCCAGTAGCCGGGATCAACGTAGAACGTGATCACCGGGATCGAAGCTGGGATCAACCGATCGGCAACAGGAAGCGGCAGGACGTCACCACTGGGCCCGCGAATGCTGAAGCTGATGTACTGCCTGGTGTACTGGTTGGTGCTGCTCAGCGCCAGGAGCAGCTGCGTCTGTTCCTCAAGCCGGAACGTGAAGAACAAGGTCTGCGTGCCGCTTTCGGCGCCGACCAGCCCTTCAATGACCAATCGATCCCCGGTCAGGACCCCCAGGTCACGGGGGTCGTACACCGAGGCGTGGCGAACGTAGCGCGAGCGATTGAAATTCGGCTGCGTGTTGTCGCTGCAGCCGTAGGTGTTCGTGATCGCCTGGATCGCCTTGGACTGGTCCACCTGGAATCAAGCCTCCCAGGGCGGCGCCATAGGCACCGCCGATGGCGTCCGCTTGGCAGCGAGCATCCCGGCCAGGCCGGTGCGCATCTGGGCGACGGTGGGCTCCTCCTCCCCGGCACGGGCGTCGATGGCGGCCTCCAGCCAGGTGGTCACCGTGGCTTCTGTGAGGTTCTCGAACAGGGTGAAGTCCTCGGGGTCGGCATCACCCAAGGGCACGTCGCCGTAGATGTCGAGGGTGTTGGTGCCGTCGGCTCCGAACAGGCGCCAGTGGACCTTGCGGACGACGTTGGCGAGGGCGCCTTCGGTGGGTGCGGCATCGAGGCGCTCGATGCGCCAGGTGTAGGTGACGGTCGGTTCAGTCATTGGCGGGGTTCTCCTCAGGGGCGGGGCTGGCGTCGCCCTTGGGGACGATCTCGACAGCTTCCAGGAAGGCGCCGAGCTGCTGAGCGGCGAACTGCTGCAGCACGGTGTCACCGCTGGCCCGTGCTGCGGCGTAGGAGTTCACGATGGTGATCAGTTGGTCCTTCATGGCGAGTGGTGGTGTCAGGCCCCGACGAGGCCGTGGGCGGTGAGGTCGTCAATGAGCGCCTTGACGCGCTGGGCCAGGTCCGCAACGGCGACCGTGGCGGTGTCGAACGTTGTGCGCGTGGCCGTGCCGGTGGGTGCGGCCCAGCCGGTCTTGCGGGAGCCGACGACGTTGTTGGTGCCGACTCTGTAGCTGTCGGCGGTGTCGGTGAGTTGGATGTTGCCGGTGACGGAGAGGCGCTCCGTGCCGGTGGTGTTGTTGATGAGGACGTTGCCGACAGAACTGATCCGCATGGCTAAAACGACGGCTACCGGTTCGCCGTCTGGGCTCAGGACGGTCCCAGGGTCGGAGCTAAGCCCCCCTTGCCCGTAGAAAAAGTCGAGGTTTGTGGCAATCGAAAGAGTCGCAGAAGTTGTTGCAGCCTGGCAGCGGATTGCCCCACAGTTCGCAATACCCCCTGCCCCGTTGCGGCCTTGGAACCAAATGGCACCAACCCTGTCTCCAGCCAGAACCGGATTGGATCCTCTGGTTTTACGGAGAAAAAGAGCAGCGGAAGAACTATCATCTTTATTCCTTCGAATGCTCTGGTTTATGTCGCTTGTGTGGATTTCGCTCCAAACGTAGCTTCCTTGGACATCTCGCGTAGAAGCGTATAGCCTGCCGTCGGTTCCAAGGACCGTAGATCCCGGCATGGCCGCCGCGTTATAAGGCACCGGCAGCGCGGTCTCGGTGAGGGCTGAAGTGCGCAGTTGTTTGCCAGAGCCGGTCTTGATCCTGTCGAGTGTCATCAGGGTGCCTCCGAGTCGGGTGCGTGATCCTGGAACTCCAGAGAGACGGCAGAACCCCAGACCTGTAGGACACCAGCTGTCTGCGCCCTGGCACGCAGTCGATCACCCCGAAGCGCGGCAAGGTTGGTCTTGAGCAGCCGCAGCCCCTGGATCGGCAGCATGACGGTCTCATTGGCCGGCACAATCACTTGAGCGAACTTGAAACTTTGCAAGCCCGCAACGCTGTTGCCGCCTTGCTGGATGATCTCCAGTTGCACCCAGCAGCTGTTGGCTGAGTTGTTGGCCACATGTAATGGAGTCTCGAAGTAAAGCTCACCAGGCCGCAGCTCACGGCTTGAATCAGCTGGATCGAGGGTGACTCCCCCGGCCCCGGTTGATGGAATCGAGAAGTCGTCAGCTTCCGCAATGTCGCGCCAGTCCGTCAGCAGGGCGGCAGGGGGCGTCTCAAGTGACCCTCCGACCCACCAGTTGATGTTCTGCGGCCGTCCCGAGCTGGGCTGGTCGGTGCGTATCCGTGGCATGGTTCAGTAGCTCCTGGAAATGATGGAACGGGTGACTCGGCCCCTGATCGCCGTGTCGAACGGTGGCCCGCCGAGCTGGCCGCTGCGGGCGTCGATGCTCAAGCCACCGACAAACACCGCATTGCCGGCGTCGTCCTGGCCGCTGAACCTCACCCGCCCGCCGTTGCGTTGCACGATGCTGCGCTGGATGCGACTGGCGGCCCGGGCTGGTGGCACCCGGTAGAACTCGACCCCCGCCAGTGGAGCGGTCCACTGGTGGTTGATGGCCGTGATCAGCGAGCGCAGCCGGCGCTGCACGGGCTCCACCGGGCTCGGAGCAGGACCCTGGCCCACCTCGAGCCAGTAGTTGTCGAGGGTCGCCTTGAGCCGTGCCACCAGGGCTAGCACCATCGCCTCGGCGCCGGATGTGAGCTGGCCGCCGGCGACCAACTGTGATGCCAGCCGGTCCCAGCTGGCCTTGAACGCAGCGTGGAAGTCGTAGGTGTAGACGCACACCCCGTCAAAGCGGAACATGCCCTCGGCGAAATTGAGCATCGGCCGCTCGAAGCCATGCACCAGGCAGGCGCTGATGGCGTCAAGGAATAGGCCGCCATCCTTGCGGGTCAGGGTCTCGAAGCCGGCTGGCCAGGATGCGGCGTTGTGGTTGGCCACCAGGAAAGACCACATGTCATTCACCAGGGCCACCTTGCCGGCGTTGATGATCGTGGCGGCAGTGGACTGGCTCGTCAGCAGGGACGGGGTGATTGTGAGCGGCTTGATCTGCTGTGTGCTGCCCTCGCTCCAGAAGCTGTAGTCGCCGAACTGGGAGCTGGAGCCAGACACCACCATCTGGCCGCCATCGAGGCAGACGAAGTGTTTGTGGGCGCCGACACCGATTGCATTGACCGGGTTGATGAAACCACGGTTTCTGGACACATAGCCCATGCCGTTGGCGCTGCTGGGCGTGAAGCCCCAGGTCATGATGTTCGGGTAGACCGAGTAGGGCGACAGCACCAAGGCGTCGGCCAGCGCACAGCCGCCGCCCCTGGGGTGGGCCGGGTTGCCGTTCTTGGGGTCCATCGGCAGCGGTGTCGGCACCTCGGTCAGGGCCGACGTGACCACGCAGTTCTGCCCGTAGGGAACGCCGCCGGGGAGGATGATCGCGCCAGGCCGGAAGGCCATGGCGAAACCCTTGGTGGGGTTGTCGAAGTCATCAATCTCCCAGCCGGTGAACTTCAGGCCTTGCAGGTGGACACCATTGCCGCAGAGGAACACGTTGCTCTGCTCGTCGCCGGCCGTGGGCCTGCAGACGGAGCGGCGCTGAAAGTTGACGCCGTTGATGGTGGTGAAGTCGGGAACTTCGAGCTCGCCTGGGGTGTCGAAGTCGCCCAGCACCCGAACGGTCCAGCCGGTGGGTTCTGTTTGCGCCTCGATGAACTCCAGCGCCCGCTCGATGCTCAGGAACGCTCGGTCTTCATTGCGCCCACTGGAATTGTTGTTGCCATCCGGTGCGATGTAGACCGTCTTGTAGACGGAATGACTGGGTGCGGCCCGAACGGTGATGTTCTGGGTGCCGTTGAATGGCACGCCGTTGATGGTCCTCGCGGTTTGCAGGCGAACCGCCGCATTGGCCAGGTTGGCCGAGCCGGCCAGCGTGGCGAAGGCGGCTGTGTCAGCGCTGTTGCTCGATTCCGACAGCGCTGCAAAGCGGCTGCGGTCGAGCAGCTCTTGCACGATGTAAAGGATCTGCAGGTCGGCGGTGTTCTGATCGAACGACTGCAGGTTTGAGGCATCGGTCCACTGGACGAGCTGCGCCTCCTTGGGTGTGTTGCGCAGGATGGTCAGCTCGCGACCGCTTGCCGGTGGGTCCGTGAGCCTGATGGTGGTGCCGTTCAGCCAGGTGAAGCCGGTGGGGTCGAATAGCTCATCGACCAGGGTGTCCTCGAAGTAATCCCACTCGTAGCCGACCCTGACGTGCGCCCTGCGGAGATAGGGGAACGGCACGACGAAGTTGCTGGTGCTGCCGTCACCGGAATAGGAGACGTAGGAGAGGGGCACTTGCTCTGCACCGTTGCAGATCCATTGTGCCCCTCTCCAGCGCCAGCGCTACCTCAAGGCGGGCTGGCCCAGGGCCTCCATCAGATCCTGCAGCCGGTTGGTCTGCTGGGTGAACTGCTGCTCGGCGATGGCGGTGCGCTTCTGGCGCCAGTCCTGGGCGTCTGGGGTGTCGGATGCGTTGAGCTGATCGAGCGTGAGCAGGGAATAGTGGTCGTAGATGCCCTGGATCATCCGCGATGCGGCCTGCTGCCGGCGCTGCGATGGCGGCATGTCGCGCACCTCCAGGTCGGAAGTGGTGCCGGGCTGGTCCTGCATCCGCTGGTACACCGGATCGTTGAACAGGCTGGTGAAGGCCTCCACGATCGTCTTGCCCTTGACGTGCTTGCTCAGGAACGGCCCCAGGTCGATCGTCGCTGAATCGCCCGCCTTGGTGACCACCACACCAGAGCCGGCGAACTGGTTGCGGAGGTCGATCGGGATCTCCTTCTTAAAGCTGAAGGTGACGTTGATCTTGCGGCCAGCCAGCTCTGCGCGGGCCTCCAGGGGGATGCTGCCCTTCACGGTGCCGAAGGTGTCGTTGTACTCCTTCTGCAGCTCTGCAGACATCGCCACGCCCTCCAGCCGGCGGGTGAGCAGCGGCAGCGGCAGCCGGAGCTGGCCCTGGGCATCGAGCTCGGCATAGACCCGCTGGTTGGCGCGGGGCCACATGCGGGGGTGGAAGCGGCTCTTGAGTGCTTCCTTCCAGTCGGCGCCGAACTCAAGCTGGATCGGCTGGCCCAGGAAGTCCTGCTCCTTGCGTGGTGCGCCGCCGGGGAGGCCCAGCAGGGGGATGGTGCCGTAGGCCAGGCCGCGCAGGGTGCGTTCGGTCTTGGTCTGCCAGTCCTCCTCGCCCAGCCCGTAGCGCTCCTCGCCCAGCGGGTCGCGGTCCTGGTAGAGGTCGGCGCCACCGAAGCCGGTCACACGCTGCGCATCGCGCATGACGCCGCTGAACGGCAGCTGGCCCTGGCCCAGCCAGCCCACCAGCCGCGGCATTTCGTTCTCGGGGTCGAGCAGTGCGTCGATCAGCCGCTGCATCTGGCCGAAGCCGGTCTGGCGGATCAGCTGGCTGGTGAGCACCTGGGCGATCCCCCAGAAGGCGTTGTACTGGTCGAAGCTGGAGTAGTTGCCGCTGACGAAGGTTTCCTTGATGTCCTTCCACAGGAACAGCGTGTTGAGGATCGGCAGGCCGCCCAGGTAGGGGATGCCGGCGATGCTGTTGGGCTTGCGGCCCTCCAGCAGGAAAGCGCGGCGTGCCTCGGGCGGCAGCGGGCCGTTGCCCTCGATCAGCCCGGCCATGTCCAGCCCAGCGAACAGGCCCAGCAGCCCGCCCGTGGTGACCCAGCCGGCCTGCACCTTGGCGATCTGCTCCTGGGTGGGGTTCTTGCCGAAGATCACCTCGACCGTCTCGGCCAGCGGGCCGAAGGTGAGGCGGGTGTCGAACAGGAACTGGTTGAACGGCGCCCGCCAGTAGGGCACCAGCGAGTCAATGGCCCAGTGCTTGCGGGCGGTCATCACCGCCTCGTCGATGGCGGCAGGCAGCCCACCCTCGGGGGCGCTCTGCATCCGGTTGCGCAGGCTGTAGTCCATGGCGCCCTGGGCCTCGGGCGTGTCGAGCGTGGGGTAGCCGTAGGTGTTGCGGGCGCGATCGGCCGTGATGATCGAGCGGATCTCGTCGTCGCTGATGTCGCTGCCCTTGAGCTTGTGCTGCCGGCGGAAGGCCAGCACGTTCTCCTCGGTGGGCGCCAGCTGGTAGAAGGCGTTGTCCAGCTGCTTCTCCACCCACTCCTCGCGGCTGCGCTGGTCGAACAGGCCCAGCTGCGCACCGTCGCGGCGTGCCTTGATCTCCAGGTCGTTCTTGAGCTTGAACAGGAAGGCGTCGTAGCCGAGCACGCTGTCGGTGGCGCTCATCGCCCGCAGCGCCGGGGTGAGCACCTCATGCCGGCCGGTCCAGTGGAAGGCGAGCATCCGCGTGCCGGCCTGGATCTTGTGGACGGTGCGGGCCCAGTTCTCCGGCCGCAGCGGGCCGCCGGGCAGGTAGGGCTCATCCAGCAGGCCCTTCACCTGGGCGAGCAGCTGATCGTTGCTGCTGGCCCGGGGCCCGTAGGTGTCGAGGTTGCCGCCGAACGGTGCATCGCCACGGAAGAAGGAGTCAGCCGCCAGCTCGCGCCAGGCACGCCGCACGCCGTCGTGGGAGTATTTGGCGCTCTCCCATGCCACCCGCAGGCCTTCGCTGAACACCTCGCGGGTGAGCTTTGTGCCGTTGGGGGTGAGGTTGCCGATGTTCTCGAACGCCTGGTGGGCGAACCCGTGGGTGTTGGCCAGCCAGGTGCCCATGAGGTTGGCCCGCACCTGGCTGCCGAAGTTTGTCAGCTGGGCGTCCTTCACCAGCGCATTGCCGAAGCGCATGTGGGTGTTGGCCCAGCCGTCATCAAGCGTTGCTTCTGGGTCGATCGAGTCGAGCACCGCTGTGATCCGCAGCTGCTCGATCGCCTCGGCGTCGCCGTTGTCGATCGCCTCGATCACCTTGGCGAAGTGCTCATCCGGCTTCACGTCTGCAGCCTTGGCGCCCAGCGTCTGCGCTGCCTCGGCCATGTCGGGCATGAACATTTCCGGCCGGTCGAAGTCGGTCTGCAGCGACCGCAGCGCCTGGCCGGTGTTGCGCTTGGCGGCGGCCACATGCCGCTCAGCCATCAGCGCTGTCTTGTAGGAGCTCCAGGCCCGCTGCTTGAGGCCGTCAGGCACCTTGGAGCTGGTGCTGCCCATGAACTGGTGGATCTGATCCAGCGTGCTCAGGTAGCCCTCCTTGGCCATGTCGGAGACGAACCGCAGGCGGGTCATCTTCTCGGCCAGGTTCATGAACCCTGCGGTGTTGTTGGCCAGCGATGTGGCGATGGCGTCCGCGTCGATGTAGTCCTTGTAGGCATTGGCCACGGTCTCCATCAGCCGGTCGCGGCCCCACACCTCCGTCACCAGGCGAAAGTCCTCGGGCGCCATCTGCTTCCAGGTGCCGACCAGCGCCTCGGTGAGCCGCGCCCAGTCCTCGGCATCGCTGATGTTGGCGTTGTCAATCAGCATCCGGTAGTTGACGAACCGGCCATTGCTGCCGACCGGCTTGGAGCGATTGCCCAGGCCGCGCTGCACCACCTGGTTGAGCTCGTTGGATTCAAGCCGGTTGGCGAAATCGCTGTAGGCCCGGTCGATGTCGGCATCCGTGAGCGAACGGACCGAGCCGTCCTGCATCTTGAACACCCACTGCTTCTTCACCTCGGTGCGCAGGAAGGCCTCGCCGGCCTTGCGTGCGGCCTCGGAGGTGGAGAGCTCCTGCCGCAGCTGAGCGTTTTGCTCCTGCAGCTTCTGGATCTCATCGAAGTAGTCGTTGCAGTTGTTGGACATGATCAGCAGCCCTCCTGTTGAGCTTTGCGGCGGATCTCAGCCATCCGCTGTTCGTTGGCTTGGATCTGTTGGCGGGCGGCCTGGTCGGCCTTTCTGGCGCGGGGCTCGGGGATAGTGTCCACTTTTTCGAGAGTCACTTTTTCGGCCGGGTCCCAGTAGATGCGGACTTGATGCAGCCGCCTGCCCCCGCCTGCGATGTGGCCGCCCTGATGGGTGAATCCACCGTAGCCATCACTCTTGAGCACATCGACCATCTGATCAAACAGCTCCTGCACTTCATAGGCTGGCATGTCGAACTCTTTTGACCAGCCCCTGATCTCATCAAAGATCTTTCCTAAAGATGCCTTTGGCCCGGCTTCTTCTATCGCCTGTTCTACCAAGTCTTGCCCGTACTCGCTAATGGATGACTGAAGTTTAGCGACCGTGCTCTTAGGCACTGGCTTGTCTAAATCGAAGAACTTGACCGGGACATTCTCAACTATGCGATACACTGCGGGGGTCGGGTTAAGCGCGGTATCGTCTCCTGCGGCGGCGGCCCAAATGTCGGAGATCCTGCCAAGATTCTTTTTCCTGTAACCGGCGGCAGTCTTGAGATCATCAGTGACATAAAGGCCGTTGCCATAAATGTTCATTTCGCCGCCTTGGAAGCCGGGCTCCAGCTCGAACTCTTTGGCGGTGCCATGGAAGAACTCGCCTTTGCCCCTGGTGTCCACCTCAACAGGCAGGCTGTCTGTCAGCTGCAGCGGCTCGGGGCGCACCGGGGCGGGGGCCAGCTGCATGTCCGGGCCTGGCGTACTGCCGCCCAATGGGGTGCCGTCAGCGGTCGATACCCGCCAGCCGGGAGGCCGCTTGCTCAGCATCTGGGCTGTCCCGGCCGTGCTCACCGTGTCGCTCAGAGCACCAATTCGTGTTCGCTCGAAGATTGCTCGGGTGGAATCGAACGTGCCGTTCGCCAGCAAGTTATAAACCTTTTCAACAAAGTCCAGCACACGATCAAAAGCGGCGATGACTTTGATGAATGCTTTGTCTGTTTTGCTTGGCAGAGGCCCCGCGAATGCGCCCACAAGCGCTTCGATGGGATCTTCCCCCATGGCTTTTGCTGTGGCATAGCGGGCAAAGGCGACGGCCTGCGATTCTGAATACGATGGCACGGCTCCATCTTGCATAATGTGCCCCGAGCCTGAGGCAATCTTGAGCCGGGCGAAGGTGCCGTCTAGCACTTTGACTTCTTTTTCGCCAAGAGCTACATACTGGATCCGGTGAAACGCCTCATGATAAGAAGCGTCAGCCACAGCAGCCTGCCCCCTCTCTTTCATGGCGCGAATGGTGATCATGTCCTCCACGAAGTTGTAAGACCCAGCTGACCGGGACAACTTTTTGCCGTCGCCGCCCCATTGCGCAGGCTTGATGCCGACCTTGTAGGTATCAGAAAAGCGGATTGAGACATCATCGCCGGCCACTTTTCGGATGATGTTCGTAGCCATCTTTTCGAGCTCGGCGATCTCGTCGGGGCTGTTCACAGGGCGCCCGTCGCCGCCAACGGCGTCCCACCCGCGAGGGGCGTTCTCGTCGATGGCCGGGTCATACCCATCCGTCATCCCCAGCGCCTTCTTCTCCTCGAACGTCTTGAGCTCGTAGCCCATCGCGTCCTTGGCGCCCTCCTCGGCGATGGCCCGCATCTGCGCATCGCGCTCGGCGAACTCAGCCGTCAGCCGGATCTCATCCGCCATGGCCTGCGCAGCAGGGGTGCCGGGCTCCACCTGGCCGCCGCGGGTCTCCAGATCGGCCCTGGCCAGATCAGGGGTGAGCGCCGGACCATCGGGCAGCTCGGGGATCGGTGTCTCGGGTGGCCGCACCTCGGCTTCATCCACAGCGCGGCGGATCACCTCGATCTGCGCGGCCTGGCGCTGCTCGGGGGTGAGCTCCACCACCTGGGGCGCTGGCTCTGCAAGCTCTGCAGCAGCGGCAGCCGGGCGTGCGGTCGGCAGGCCCTGCTCGTCCATGGCGCTCCGCACCGCTTCCGCCACCTGCCCGCGGATCCGGTCGGCGATCACCTTGGGCTTGGCACCCTCTGCAATCTGCCGGGCGCCGTCGTTGAGCAGCTCGCCGACTGGGCCCGGGGCGTACTTGAGCCGGTCGAACATGCCGAGCACCTGGCCGGCGTCAGCAGCGATGGCGCGGCTGTTCTCCACGTTGATGACGTTGCCGCCCTGCTCCAGGCGGCCGGCGCCACGGGCGGCGGTGCCAAACACCCGCTTTTCCTTCAGCAGGTCGCCACGGATGGCAGTCACCAGATCGGCCTTCTGCCCCATCAGGGACATGGCCTCGGTGTTGCCGAACAGATCCACCTGGCTGCCCTCGACCACCGGGGCGCTGCGGACCTGCTGGACGATCTCGCTGAACTTGGCATCGCTCATGTCCTTGCCAGAGGACAGCGCCTTGTAGGCCCTCTGCATCTGCGTCTCGTCCAGCCCGCTGCCGCCGATCGCCGCGGCCTTGCCAACGGACAGCCGGCCATCGACGGCAGCCTGAAAGATGTTGTCGGGCAGCTGGGACAACGCCAGCCCACGGGCAGCATGCCCATCGGTCATCGGCGCACCCATCCGCTGCAGCTGGTCAGGACTGGTGATGCCGCTGTCGCGCATGAACTTGGCGGCATCGAACACCGTGCCGCGACCCTCCTTGATGTTCGCCAGCGCCCCCAGCGCCCGGGCCTCCTCGGCGGTGGCGGCCGGCAGCTCGCGCACCGGCACCGTGGGGATGCCCAGCTGGTTGGCGCGGGCCAGCCGGTTGTGGCCGTTCACCACATAGGTGGCGCCATTGGCCGGATCGGTCCACACATCCAGCGTGCCCTCGGCAACGGTGTCCCAGCGGTCCACGCCCGCCAGGCTGTTGCCCCCCTGCTCGCCAACCTCGTTGACACCCTGCTTGAACTGGAAGCGTTGCGGGTCGGCCTGGATCTCGCCCGTGGGGCGGAATGACTGCTGCCAGTCGCGCACCAGCAGGGCCTGGCCGGACTGCTCCCGGTACTTGGCGAGGCCCTCGATGATGTCGGCCTTGGTGAACTCCTCGAACTCGCGGCCGGTGATGTCGCCGATCAGCTGGGCCAGGGCCGGGTTGTTCTCCGGTGCGGCGGCGCCCCGCAGCGTCTCCAGCGGCATCGCCTCCAGCGTCTGCTCGTAGGGCAGCGGCTGGCCATCGCCGCCGATCCGCTCAGCCACGCTCTCGGCCGGTGCCATCACCCGGCCCTGCTCCAGCTCGGGCCGCACCGGCATGCCCTCCCTGGCCATCAGCAGCTCGTCAATGCGCGGCACCACCGGGCCGGGCTGGGCCAGCAGCGCCTGCAGGTCGGTGTCGTCCAGGTCGCGGACGAGGTTGAACACCACATCCGCCTCGGGCAGCTCGGGGTCGTAGATCAGCTCGAACGGGTCGATCTCGACGCCCTCCACCTCCAGCTCGCCGCCGGCAGCAGGCGCCGCGGCTGGCTCGGTATCAGCCTTGGGTGCCGGGGTCGCCTCAGGCGTGGGGGCGGCATCGGCCGCATCAGCTGGGGGGCGTGCTGGCGTTGCCGGTTGATCGCCCCGCAGGCTGCCGAACACCGTCTGCGGCTGGTCGGTTTCGCCGATGTCCTCGAAGAACTGGTTGATCCGCGCCTGCTGGCCGGTCGGATCCGGCTCAGTCGGCTTGAAGGCCGTCGCACCCGTGGCCGGATCGGTCTGGGTGATGCCGGCCTGCTGCAGCTGCGTGCGGGCGTCCGTGACCTGCGAGACCGTGCGGCGATCCTTCAGCCACCGGCGGGTGTTCCTGAACCCACCGGCCGCTTCGCCCGCCCCGGACAGCAGCAGGCCGGGGATGGCGTTGGGGATCAGCGACTTGAGGCCCGCGTCGATCCAGTCGTCCTCGCCGACATTCACCGACAGGGGCAGCGGACGGCCAAAGGCCTCGCCCAGGTTGGCCGGGTTGCCGCCACGGTTGTCATCGAAGAAGGTGCTCAGCGCCTCACCAGCCGCAAGCCGCAAGCCGCCGGTCACCACGGCGCCAGCGGCGCCAACACCGATGGCGGGGATGGCCTTGGCCGCCACGGCGGTGCCGACGATGCCAGCGCCAGTACCGCGGGCGACCGCATCCAGGCCCCGTTCAAACTGGTTCTGCTGCCCTGGCGGGGTGGCACCCAGCACCCGGTAGCCGGCATCGCTGATGCGCTCCACCAGGCTGTTTACCCCGGCGTTCTCCGGGTTGGCCGGCCGGCCGCGGACCTTCTGCGTGAGGGCGATGCCCAGCTTGGCGGCGTTCTCGGCCGCGCCCACGGTGAGGCCCGCCTGCAGGTTGCGGCCGGTTTTGCCCAGCACCGTTGGCAGGGCGTTCACCACATTCACGCCAGGCAGCGCCCTGGTGACCGCCTGGCCAACACTGCGCAGGGGGCCCTGCTGTGCCCGCTGGTTCGTGGCCTGCGCCTGGCGGCCGATGTAGCGCAGCTCGTTGCCGATCACCCCCAGCGGGTCGCTGAAGATCGAGCGGTTGAGCTTGCCGCTGCTCTTGAGCTTCCCGAAGGACTTGGGCGACTGCCACCGCCAGTCCGGCCCAGCCCACACCACCTGCCGGCCGCCCAGGATGGACTTGGCGCCGACCGGGCGGTTCTCGTCGGTGTACTTGGTCTGGGGCTGGTCGCGGACGACAGGCTGCGCGGGCCCGGTGAGTTTCAGTGGCATGGGTTATCTCCCTGAGATTTCGCGGCGGGCCTGGATCAGCATTTGCCGCACCTGAGCGGCAGGGATCCCGCCCTTGTTCCCTGCGCTGTCGCCGTCGTAAACCCCCCGACCGTTCGGGGCCTGGAGGGCCGCCCATTCGCGGGCGATGTCCCAGTGGGCGGCGTTGAGGTCATTGCTCTCCCCCTTGAGATACCTGGCCAGGGCAGGCCGCTTCGTGCCAGTGAGCAACGCCATCGCCATCCGGTTCTGGTTTTCGGGCGTGAACGGGGCACCCGGCGGCAGGCCCGACTCCCGCCGGGCCCGCGCCAGGACGCCGGGGGTGAACTGGTAGGCGCCAACCGCAAACACCCTGCCCTGAGCCTGCATCTGCTCAAGGGAGCCGATCGTCTTGCTTGTCAGCTGGCCGATCCCGCCGGGGGTATCACCAGCCACGCCGCGGTTGACCGAGTTCCAGCTGCCCTCGCCGCTGCGGATCAGGCCGAGCAGCCCCCCGGCCCGGCCACCACCGCTCCGCATCGCCACCTGCCCACCGCCGCCAACCCCCACCGCTGACCGCAGCCGGGGCTGGGACTGTGATGCAACAGCCGGCCGGGTGCCCAGCACCATGTCGAGCATCCACCCGGCCGCCCGCGCTACCGGGCTGTCCTGTGGCGACCTGGCAGCGGTCTGCGTGGGCTGCGCTGCGCTGCGGGTGGCCTGCGACCGCCGGCCGTCGCGCTGCAGTCGCTCGCGTTCTTCTGGCGTCACTCGAATCCCTCCGGGGTAGTAGTCGATGTGCTTGTTGAGCAGGGCGCCTGGGGTGGTGCCGGCGTCCTTGGCGAACCGCTGCAGCGCTGCGCTGGGCTTGCCGCCATCAAGGATCCGGTTGCCTTCCGTCACGACGGACTGCTGATCCAGCACCGGCTCGGACCGCCAGCTGCGCACCCGGCTCTGCCGGTCGGGGATGTTGTCCAGCTGGCCGCTGGGGTACACCGGCTTGGTGGCGGGCCTGGTGCCAGGTGGCGGGCCCTGCTGCTGGGCGCTGCTCCCTGCTGCTGCTCCCTGCTGCTGCGGCTGGCTGCCGGCAACACCCGGCTGGCCATCGACCCCGGGGAACAGGTATTTGCGAGCGGCCTGGTCGCTGCGCCCGTATTCATCGACCGCCTGGGTGGCCACGGAAACCGTCTCCGCTGCCGTGAGCGGTGCTCCCTTCTTGCCCTCGGCCTCCGAGATCCGGTTGCGGACGTGCGCCTGATAGGCCGAATACTGCCGCTGCGCCGACTGCGCGGCGTTGGCATCGCCCAGGCCAGCCATCACCTGCTCGATGTTGCCGCCGCGCAGCGCTGCTTCGGTGACCGTGCGGGGGTAGTTGGCGAGCAGGTTGGCCTTGATCTTGCGGTCGATCACCCCATTGGCTTCGCGGCTGGTGGGCGATGCCTCGCGGTCGTTGTTGCGGCGGCTGATCGCGGCGAACTGCTGCCGCAGCGCAGGCTTCTGGTCCTCCGGAGCCCCGGCCAGGGCCGCCTCGAACTCGCTGACGGCCTCGCTGGCGTTCCACTGGGTCCCCACCCGGCCGTCCATGTCCTGCAACAGGGCCGCCACCCCATCGGCGCTGCGGCCCAGGGCCGTCACCTTGTCGATGGTGGTGCTGACGCTCTGCTCGGCCTCCAGCTTCTGGCTCAGCGGCAGAGCCTGGAAGCGTGGGTCATCCCGCAGCCTTTCGATCTCCTGTAGCCGGGTCGCGCCATCAGGCATCCCATAGGTCTTGTTGATCAGCTCGTCCTGGTACGCCTGGCCCAGCGATTCCTGCTCGCGCTGCTGCCGCTTGTAGAACACCTCCCCGTATTTGATCTCGGCATCGAGGGCCTCACTCGTCATGTAGAACATGGCGTTCGGCCGCTGCCCGAACTTGTCCGGCGGGCCGACGCTGATCTGCCGCAGCAGGTCCCGCAGCTCCGTGTTCCCGGACGACTCGGCCAGCGCCAGCGCACCCTCGATCGCCTTCACCTTCATCGGGATCACCTCGCCAGCGATCCCCAGCTCGTCCGCGAACCCATCGAGCGTCAGTGTCCATGCGGCGATGACAGCGGTACGGAACCGGCTGCCCTGGTCAGGGGTGATGCGCTCGCCGTTGAACTCGATGCCATCCCGCAGCGCGGTTCCGTAGATCCCCAGCAACTGCGCCTGGGCCGTGCGCCACACCGAACCCTTGAGGTAGTCCTGGCGGTCCTTCCACTGCAGCTCCGTGATCTTGTCGCTGGCCTGGTTCAGCTGCGGCAGGAACTTCTGCGCGAACCCCGGGGAGCTCTCATCCAGCTGGTACTTCTGCACCAGGCCCTGGGTCACCTCGGCCTTGAGCTGCCCCAGTTTCGGGTCGCCGGGATTGAGTAGGTAGGCCCCTTCCATGCTCCGATAGGCCGTGAGCATCGCGCCCGGGGCTTCGGCCGCGGCCAGCTCGGTCAGCGCCCGCTGCCGCCCTGCTGCGCGGAACGGGTTGACCTGATCCATCATCAGGCCCGCGATCGGGTCCTGCACCGACAGCTTGCGGTTCTCGGCCGCGTACTCGGCGCCGGACTGGGCCGTCTGCTCATCGAGCAGCGCCTTGGCCCGCATCGCCTCGTTGATGCCCTGCTGCACCTCGTTCTTGGCGTAGAGCACCAGCCCGTTGCCCGCCAGCCGCGTCAGCTCCTGGTTGAACGGCGCCAGCGCTGCAGCAGTCCGGGCGAAGTTGTTGGCACCGGCAACACTGCCGCCGCTGCCCTGCTGGATCACATTGATCTGCGCCACCCGCGGGATCTCCAGCGGCCCGGCCGGTGCCGCCACCTGGCGCTGCGCAGGCTGGATGAACGTGCTCAGCGGCTGCGCCTCGGGGCGGATCTGGTTCAGCGGTAGGTCTCTGCTCATGCGCCGGCCTGGATGTTGGAGAGGGTGGAGTAGGTGTTGAGGCCGGTGCTCACGCCACTCATCAGGCCGGTCAGGCCACCCAGCACGCCAGGGCCGGTACTCGGCCGCGCACCGGTGAGCGTCGGCGCAGGCGGGGCCAGCAGCGTCGGCAGCGGCTGGAAGGGTCGCATCGGCTCCAGGTACGGCTGCTGCTCGTAGAACGGCTGGCTGTTGTACCGGCTCAGGAACTGCGTCACCTGCGCGGTCTGCGCCCGCGTGTACTGCCTGCTGCGCAGCCCCTGGTTGATCTCTTGGATCGTGGCGTAATCGCCTTGCTGGCGGGCGTAGTCGTTGATCAGCCGGTCGATGCTGCTGCCCTCCTGCCCGCTGGCCGCCACCGATGCCCGCGCCTTGAGCGCCGCCACCTGGTACTGCTGGTAGGCCACCGCATCAGCCATTGAGGCCTCAGCAAACTGCTGGCCCAGCGCCTGCGACTGCAGGGCAAAATCGGCGCCGGCCGCGGCCCGCGTCTGCCCCACCACTTCGGCCTGAGTGATCGCCTTGCTCAGCTCGAAGTTGCGCAGGCTGTTCACATAGGCCCGCTGCTGGTTGTAGGCCAGCGTGGACTGCCAATACTGATACTGCTGGTTGGCGTCGGTGTAGCGCTTGGTGAACCCTGCCTGCCACTGGGCGAACTGCTGATTGGCGCTCTGCAGCGCTCGCTGGTTGAGGTAGTCCTGCTCGGCGGCGGCTTGCTCCTGCGAAGCGCCAAGGATGCCCATCAGGGCATTGCTCGCGCCCATCGCCAGGGAGGCGGCCATCATCGGGGCAACCATCAGGCCTTCCTCTCGAAGTAGCAGAACAGCTGCCCGCAGGGGGCCATGGGGGCAGGCGTGCCGATCTCAAACCCCAGCGACCGCAGCCACCGCAGGGTGATCACATTGCTGGCCAGGGCAAGGTTCCACAGCGGGCCAACGCCATCGGCAATCAGTTCATCCACCCAGAGCTTTGCACCCCTGGCGAACTGCCGGCGATGGGACGGTGTGGCCAGCAGGCCATCGGTGGCCAGCAGCCAGATCCTCCCTCTTGGCGCAATGCCGCACAGGCCCACTGGCTCTCCGCTGTCGCCCTCTATGCAACGGCAATCAGGACTGTTCTGCCAGCTAGTCATCACGGCTTCCGCCGGTTGCATCCCATCACTGCAGAACACCTCGAAGGCATCCTGCTTGCGCAGGTGGCGGGCAACATGCAGCGCCCGCTCCTGGGTGGGTGGAGCGAACCGCATCACAGCATCCTCGCCTTGCCGGACAGCATCCCCACCCATTCGCAGCTGGTGAACTTGCAGGGCACCGCGGTGCTGTTGTGGATCTCGACCACGCATGTTTCACCCTTTGCCTGAATCGGGATGGTGAACACCCCGTCGTGGTAACGGCCTGGGTCGGGGTCAACCTGCTGCGGCTCGATGCCAATAAAGCTGTTCCGCACTGCCAAGACTGCTCCATCGAAGGTGTAGATAGCCCGCGGACGGCGCTCAGCCATCACCCACACCTGGAAATAGCCGGTTTCGTTGTAGCGCAACTTGGCATGGCGCACTTGCGTTCGCATGGCGTTGGCCGCCGACTTGCCGGCCTGGCCTTCTTTGTAGAACTTGAACCGCGTAAAGCGATAAACGAAATCATAAACCTCGCCGATGTAGACACTCTTGTTGCGCCAATCGCCACGGCCAACAATCGTGTTCCCGCTTGATGCTTCGCCGAGCATCACGCCGCCGATCTGTCCGTTCTCATAGCCAGACCACACCTGGGTCTTGGCAGCGATGGTGTACGGCAGGGCCCAGGTGGTGGTCAGCGTGAGCGGATCCCACACGCCGTTGCCCACGCGCACTGCAGCTGGCGCTGCTGCGGAGGTGGTCACCTGGCGATCGAGCAGCGCTGGCGCCGGGTTGCCGTCCAGCTCGCTCATCCGATCCGCCACCGGGATCCGTTCCAGCCACACGGCCGCCCCGTAACGCATCAAGGCGTAGAGGGTCTCCTGCACGCACAGAACCTGCAGCACCTGGTCGGCACCGCTGAACTGCCAGTAGCTCCAGCTAGCCTGCGCACGCTCAGCTGCCCCGCCGTTGTTGCGGTAGTAGAACTTGAACACATAGACCCGGTTTTGGTAGCCCTGCCGCTCAGAAATGGCAAACCACATGTTGCCGGTGTCATTCGCAGTGAGCTTGGTGATGTCCGATGGGATGTAGCTGCCCACATGCCCGGTCAGCTCATCGGCCTCGGCCACCAGTGCAGTGCCTGCGCCGCGAACGCTGAACTCGCGGAACCGCGACCACCGGCCGCTGGCCTGGCAGAAGATGATGGTGCCGGCAATCGCGATCGGCCTCACGTCTGGGTCGCACTCGTACTGCGTAAGCACCGTGATCTGCGCAGTCGCTGGCGACAGCAAGGAATCAGGGGAGCCAAAACGAAACTGCGTCTGATCAGAGAAGATGATCAGTTCATCCTGATAGGGGATTGCATAGCGCAACACCGCAACTCGCGGGGAGCTGGCACTGAGATCAATCGGGTCGCTGTCAAGAACGGTTGTAACTGTTTCGGGGAAGAACTCGAAGAAGTCCCGCGCTCTGCTGAGGATGACGTTCTCGTCCGCCAGCATCCCCAGGCGATTCTTGTAGACGAACACGTCCTGGATGGGAAAGCCGATGAAGCTCGGGTCCGGGGCGCTCTCCAGATCGCCAGCCGTCCGCTCGCCCCACCCCGGCAGCGTCACACCGCCCTGGACACTGCCATCAGCGGGACCGAAGTGGAAGGTGCCGTTGGGCAGCCGCACCAGCACATGGGGCATGGTGGCCGGGTTGATCCGGTACGGCACGCCTGGCGCCACCGTCTCCTCCCACGCCCCCTCGCCGAAGGATCCCATGCCCTGGAACACGGTCATGCCAGGCCGCGGCTGAAAGCGGACGTAGTAGGTGTCGAACTTGTTGCCCGGGTCGCCTGTCACCTCCACCTGATAGCCCTCAGGGGCGATGGCCGGAAGCTCGGAGAAAACCTGCACCTTGCTGGTGATGGCCGTGATGTCAGCGTTGGCGCGGGCATCAGTGGCTGCAACCGTGATCGGACTGAAGGAGACGAAGTGAATGACGCTGCCGACCCGGAAGATCACCACGCCGGGAGTGTTGATCAGCGCCCCGGCAAGGGATGTCGCGATTGCCTCCGAGCTGATGCGGTTCTCGATGGTCGTGCTGCCTGACACCACCACTGGCGCCACGGGCGTCTGCAATGTGGCTTCCAGCCCGTTCACGTTGACCCGGTAGGTCTGCCCGTAGTTAGCGGCCTTCACCCACACCAGACACTCATGCGGGAAGGTGCGCGGCACTGCCGGCGCTGTCGCCGCATCCATCGCCGGCACCGCTCTGGCGTTGGAAATGAAGGTCACGTCAGCGATCGTGGCCGCCCGGATGGAGCTCTTGGCGGTGGTGGCGGTGGCCAGGTAGCTGTACCCCGCAGGGGCGCTCACCGTTTTCTCGTTGCCAGCGAGGTCGAACACCTTGACTCCAGCGGGGCCGATCGCCACCAGGTACTTCTCGGCCGAGTCGCGCTCGATCTGGTGGAAGAACACATCGCCGAAGCCCGATTCGCTGACCTTGGCGATGACGTGGCTGGGGTCCCGCTTGCGCAGGCCCTCGGCCATGGAGCTCATCCCGTTGATCTGCTCCTCGCCCTGGGCGGGGTCGCGCTGGGCATCCGGCTGCTGGCTGACACCCTGAGCCAGGTTGCCGATCAGGTAGCTGACCAGGCTCACAGGAACAGGCCTCCCGCGAGACGATCAGTCAGCCCCTCGGCCGGCTGGAAGGTGGGGAATCGGCGGCGGCCGGTGATCATGTTCGGCGCCTCCTGGGTGTTCTCCACCCGCAGCAGCTCAATCAGCGCCTGCTGCTCATCCGCCAGGGTGTACTGCACCCCGCTCACATCGCCGATGGTGCGGGCGCTGAACACCCGGGCAGCGCGGATCAGCGACCAGCGGTTGTAGGCCTCGGGGCACTCGTCCCAGGGCAGCAGCCACACCACGTCCGCCTTGAGCTGGGCGACCGGGATCTGGTAGCTGCGGCTCTCCTTGTCGTAGACCCGCTGGCCGCGCAGCTGGTAGCGGTGCTGGAACTCGTAGGGGTCCGGCTGCCAGCTGATCACGTTGGTGGGCAGCACGATCTCGCCGCCGCTGCTGCGGGCGAAGGGGTACTCGCGCTCGCTGTTCCAGCTCCAGCCGCGGGTCTGCCCCTCCTTGTGCATCTCCAGGATGGTGGCCTCGGCGGTGCGGGCCTCCAGCACCTGCTGGTTCTCGAGCGTGGACACCGGCTGCTCGCCGATGTTCATCAGCACGATGTTCACCGCCTCCAGCAGGGTGGTGCGGCCTGGCGTGGCCGACTGGTTCTCCAGGCCCATAGCGGCTGCGACCGTGCAGACCAATGCTATCGGCAGGCATGAAAAAGCCCCACCCGAAGGCAGGGCCGTCGAACGCCTCTTCCCGAAGGAAGTCTACGGAACCTCGATCACGGCGGCACACTCGGCGCGGAGAATCCCCATGCCGATGGCCATGCGTGCCACGAACAGCTGCGACTGGTAGACCACGTTGTAGTCACCGCCGGGGGCGGTCATCTGCAGCTGCGGGCGGCGCAGGGTGAGCACACCGATCGCATCACGGTGGAAGATCAGAGCCCGGCACTTGGTCAGGTTCTGCTGGTAGGCCGCGTTGCGATCGAAAGACGTGTTGGTGTAGGCCGCCTGGGTGACGTGGTTGCTCCACATGATCGGGAGCCCCTTCACCCGGCCGATGTTGCCGCCGCCATAGGTGCCATTGGCCGACCCCTGGTTGAAGTCGGCATTGATCACCTTGCTGCCCTCGTTGAGGAAGTCGTACTCCTCGGGGGGCACGACAACCACCAGGTCATCCGTGGGCACGTCCTTCTTCTGCATGGCGACCTTGATGTCGCCGATCACAGAAGCGAGCTCGTCACCCCGGGCTTGCTTCGAGGCGGTGGCATAGCCGGCGCTGAGAGTCCGTGCGGTGCCGGTGCGGCCGGCATTGCCGGCCTTGTTCAGCGGCTCGGCGCTGCGCTTGGCCGCGGCATAGAGCACCCGGGCAATCCGGGCGTCCTTCTCGCGGGCCAGGGCCTCGCCCAGCTGGTGCATCATGTCCTGCCGATACTGAACGTCCTCCATGAGGTCATCCAGGTCGTACACGGTGTCGGGCGCAATCAGCAGACCATCAAGATTGATGATCTCCTCGTTGCGATCCGAAGGTGCGTTGCTGGGGTTGGGGTTGTTGCCGTCCGTGGGGACGTTGGTGATCGGCGTGCCCGGGGTGTGATACCCAGCGGTGCGCCGGCCAGTCACCTTGAACCGAGCACTTTGGCCGCCCCGAATGGAGCGCTCTTTGACCCGGCCGGTGAAAACGGTTTTGCGGTCGAAGGCGGTCAACACCTCCGACATGCCCAGTTTCAGGAACAGGGCGTAGTTGTCTGCGGCGTTGCCCTTAACTTGGCCAAGCCGCGAAAGGCTGATAGCGGTCACTGCAATGTGTGCGGTGAGCCTCTGCTATCTCGACGGGTTTGCGGTCAGGGTGTCGGCCTAGGCCGGCCTGTGCTCTGCGTGAGTGCAGACGTACTCATGCACACCTTCTACACGAAGATTGGAGAGCGTGCAAACTTGGCGTCGATGTAGCGGCGGTACTTCTCGTCCACCAGGTAGCGCTGCTTGCCGCCTTTGGTGAGCACCTGCTTGGCTTCCATCGCCTCCTCCTCCGTCTCGAACACATCCAGGGCAGGGTTGGCGGTGCCGCCGCTGGCCATCACCAGGGCCGGCTCCTTGTCGGCTGTGGCGGCCCTGCCCTGCAGCCAGCGCACTGCTGCCCGGGCTGCTGCAGGGTTGCCGGTGTTGACGGCCTCGTTGTAGTCGGCCAGCTCGGCCTCGCTCAGGTTGGCCAGGGCCCACTGGCTGATCTCGGCGAACTTGGCATCGCCGCCCACCTCGACGCGGATCGCCGCGGCGTCCTCATCACTCAGGCCGGCGGTGGCGGGCTGGGCCTCGGCCGGGCGATAGGCCGACTCGTAGCGCTCGATCAGCGCCTCGGGCAGGCCCAGGGCCCCGGCCAGCTTCTGCCGCATTTCGCTGGTGTCCTCGCCCCGCTGCACAGCGGCATCCCACTGCGCCAGGTCGATCCCCTCCTGCTCGGCAGCGGCCACCACGGTCTCGCCGTAGCCGGCAACGGCCTCCTCGCGGGTGAGCGTCTTGACCTCGGCGGGCTCAGACTCAGCTGCAGGTTGCTCGGCGGCCCGCTGCCCCAGCTTCTTCTGGAGCTCCAGGTAGGCCTTCTCCAGATCCTCGGCGGACTTGAACTTCCCGGCCAGGGGCCGCTGCTCGCCCTGCTCCTGCTCAGCCTCCACCTCGTCGCCCTGCACCTCCAGGGTGGCGAAGTCAGGCGCAGCGACCGGGGCGGGCGGCTCCAGCGTGCCGGCGGCCAGGGCCGCATCCTCCTCGGCTATCTCCTGCAGGAAGCCAGCCAGGGCGTCCTTGTCGTAGCCAGGGCCGGCCAGGGCCAGCTGGTCGGGGGTGGGTTGGATCGGGGTGGCGGTCATTGGGCGGGTTCCTCAGTGGGTTGTTGCATGTCCTGAACGGTGGCCGCGGCGGTGGCCAGCTTCTGCGGATCCGCCACTGGCGATTGCAGCAGGGCCTGCTGCTGGGCGGCCTGCTGGGCCGCGTCCTGCTCCTCCTCGATCTGCTGCTGGGTCTTGATCAGCCCCACCGTGTCGATGCCCATCGCTGCTGCCAGCCGGCTGATCAGCTCGGTGGGCATCAGGTATTGCAGCGTGCCCTCGGGGGTGATCGTCTGTTGCAGGATCTGCATGAAGCGGGCGTGGCGCTCCAGGTCGTTGCCCCGGCCCACTGCCGCTAGGCCCACGCTCACCACCGGCTTGATCGAGTCATCCGGCAGCGGCGGCAGGCCGCCGGCCTTGGTGAGCAGGTGCAGCTTGCGGCTGATGTAGGGGTACTGGAACTCGGTCGTGAGGATCGAGTAGACGCTGCCCAGGCTGTTCTCGATCTGCTGGGCCTGCAGTCGCACCTCCTCGGCCGTGGTGCGCTCGCTGTCGCGCACATCGGTGAGCATGAAGGCAGTGGCCAGCCGGGCCTGCACCCGCTGCAGCCGCTGCTCGGCCACGGCCAGGTCGCTGCCCTTGCCCACCTGCACGGCGGTGATGTCCTCCGGGAGGCCGGTGAGGCACGCACCGTTGGCGGCCTCGTTGAACTGCTTGGCGGTGACGGCAGCGCCGGGCTTGGCCAGGAACTTCACCATGGCTGACACCAGCGCTCCCTCGGTCAGGGCCCGGGTGAGGGCGTTCGCGGTCTGCAGGTCCGCCATGCACGCGGCCTCGACATAGCCGGGGCTGTAGTCCTCGGCGTCGATGCGGAACATGCGCAGCGGGATCCACGGCGCCACGTCGCGGGGTGCGCGGCCCTCACTGCCCTCGATGCGGTGCCCCTTGATCTCCTGATACCAGCGGCACTTGTCCTTCTCCCAGCGGATGTGGGTGTAGACCTTGACCGTCCGCTCAATCTCGTCCTCGTCTCGCCACGCCAGGGTGTTGTCGTACCGCTTTTCGGTGAGGGGCTCCAGCGGGTCGGCCTTGTCGAGGATCTCCTTGGCGGCCTCGGGCAACTCCTCTGCTGCCATCCGCTCGCACACCACTGCTTCCAGCGGCTTGCCCATCGGGCAGCGGCGCAGCACGTAGCGGTAGAGGTTGAAGGTCTTGCATCCGTCCTCGGGCACGTAGACCATGCAGTTGCCGGCCACGATCAGGTGCAGCAGGGCCTCATGTAGCGCGGTGCGGTCGTTGCTGGTCTCGATGCTGCGCAGCACCGCCCGTTCCATCAGGCCCAGGGTCTTGTCGATCTGAGTCTTGAGCTCAGCGATCTGCTCGGGGCCCATCCCCATTGCTGCGGCTTCCGCCTGCTGGCGGGCAAACTCCATGTCGTCGTGGACGAACCGGAAGAAGCTCTCGGTGGGCGGCAGCAGGGCCAGCAGCAGCCGGCTGGCGATGTTGTGGACACCCCGCTGGCCGATGCCATCCCACGGGTGGCTGATCTTCTCCAGCGCCTGGGGCTCGGGGTCGCCATCAAACGGCAGCAGCCATGGCAGCGTCAGTGCCCCCGCCTCGCGCCCGCGGTCGATCCAGTGGTTCCTGGCGGGTTCGAGCTTCTTGTAGCGGGCTTCTGCTGTCATGCGCCGATGTTCAGGCCTGCGCCTGGGGTGACGAGAGTGGCGCCCGGCGTGATCCGCAGGCTGGTGGGCTGCGGCCGAATCACCGGGGTCACCTCGGTGGTCTGCGCAGTGGCCGGTAGCGCCTGCTGCTGCGTGGTCACGGCGTAGTTGTTGGCCAGCACGGTGTTAACCGGCGGCGCCACCGCTTCTGCAATCTGTTGCTGGAGCTGCTGGGTCTGGTTGGCGGCTGCGTCGATCTGGTTCTGCAGCTGCTGCTGAAACTCCTGAGCCTGCGTCCTGGAATCCTGGCGGATCTGCTTGAGCTCTTTCTTCTCCTGCTTCCTCTCCTTCCTCTCCTCCCTGAGCTCCTTGCGGGTGGGCCCCTCCACCACGACCTTGGGCTGTTGCGGTGCCGATCCAACGCACATGATCAATACGCTCCGATGTTGAGTCCGGTGCCAGCTGCAGCTGCCCCCTGCTCGATTCGCAGCTGCTTGCGCCCTGGGGCGCGGCGCTTGCCGGTGCGGTTGCTGGCCAGCACCGGCGCCTTGGCGGTGGGTTCGGGGGCTGGTGCGCCAATCAGGGCCGTGATGCGCCTGGCGTCAGCCTCCGTGCTCTTGGCTCGCTGCATCGTTGCAGCGTTCAGGCGCTCCAGCGTTGCCTGCTGATTGAGCAGGGCAGCGTCGTACTCCCCCTGTCTCCTGGTGGTTCGCCGCTGCTGCGCACTGTTCATCAAGGCCAGCTGCCGGTCGAGCCGCCGGTCGCTGGCGTCGGTGTCGGGCATCCTGATCACTGCCCGCTGGCTGCCACCTGAGCCGGAGCACATCAGCCCAGGCCTCCTTGCTGTTCGGCGTGCCAGCGCTTGATGCAGTCCACGACTGACTGCTCGCCGATCAGGTGGTCGATCTCCCTGTGGGACATCGACCGATCAGGCTTGCGGCCAAAGGTGGCATCCAGCTTGGCGATCAGTTCGTCGCTGACGAGTGGAAACACTGCACCTATGCAGACTTCATCAGGCTACCGGGGGCTCCCATAGTCGGACAGTGTGGGTGTCGAGGTCGTATTCGCCTGGCCGGAGGATGCGTGCGCAGCGTGCTTGCTGGATGGCATAGCGCTGATCGAGACCCTTCTTGCCAAAGGCAGCAACGACAGCAGCCCACATCTCCCGTTCAGTCATGCAGCCGGCCAGCGCCTTCTCAGCCGCCACAGGGCCGCAACCCGGGCAGCCGGGGTAGTTGTCGCTGGTGTCACCCACCAAGGCCTGGGTGTAGAAGGCCAGGTCCGCGTCGAATTCGGACACCTCGATGACCTGCCCGTTTCGCAAGTGGTAGCCGGGGAGGGTGAGCATGTCCTTGTCGGTCGAGGCGATCACGTCGCCTTGCTCGTAGAGGATGCCCAGCACGTCATCACCTTCCACGTCAGGGAGCTCAACCACCTCCCACCCACGGGCCGGGGCAACCTTGCGGACCCACTCGCGCAACTTGCTGTAGCCAGCGGGCTTGCGGTACTTCTTGCGGTTGGCCTTGTACTTGGGCCAGACGCCATAGCGGAACGAGACGCCAGCGGAGAACACCAGCACCGGCTGGAGACCTTGGAGGTTGTCGAGGATCTCGGCGATGGAGTCCTGGAACAGGGCCTGCGCATCGCCGTGGCGGCAGATGTAGGTCCAGTCATCAGGGGCCCACTCGGCTTCCATTTCGCACGCCGCAGCGGCGCGGAACAGGTAGACCTCGGTGTCAATCAGGGCTTTCATTCGTGCCCCATCGCAAGGACGTGCTCAAGCGCCTGCACATAGCCATTCCACCAGCGTTCGCTGAAGCTCTCCTTCTGTTGCGCGAGGCGCAGCTTCTCCAGTGCGTCTGCTTTCAGCCGAACGATGGCATCAGTGCAGAACCGACCGCTCTCGGCCTGCTCCAGCTGGGCGGCCTCTAGGGCTTCGATGCGGGCAGAGAGTGCGTTGATTGCATTAGCCACCTTGCGAGGATCTGCTGCAATGTCGCCTGGATAAACGCTCATCGAGAGCTGCTCAGGCGTGGCGCGATGTTGGTCGGTCATGGCTGGTGGCTGTGAATGCACGGTGAGTTGCTTGCCAAAGATGGCGTCATTGCGAGCGTCGCGAACACTGGCCATCACCCCACCTCCGCACCGGCACCGGCTCGATGGTGGAGTGGGCGTAGCGGGTGAGGACAGCGCGGGCGATAGCCTCCAGATCGTGAACTGAGCAGAGATACATGCCTACAGCACAGTTCCACTCCAGGCCCGTTTCCGTTGCTATCTGCTCCATGGCGTCTGCTGATTCAACTGTGCCTGCCTGAGGCAGTTCCACCCCCTCCGGCTCGGGCTGGGATAGGGCGGTGCGGGTCTGCGATAGGTGCTCGCGGCACTCCATCAGGACAACAGGATCGAAACAGTCACGATCAACGCAATCAATCAGATAACGGACGTTTTCGGCCAACTCGGCGCATGTCCGACGCCAATCAGTTCGTGTAGTCATCGCTTCACCTTGAGAATAGACCAAATCAGCACTATCGCTAGTGCTAAGTCCGCAACAGAGGCGGGGGAAATGTTGACCATCATGGCCGCTGCGGTGGTGTAATCAAAACCAATCCCTCCTGCCCGCGCCTTGGGCGTAGGCGTCGAGATCGCGGTGGGTCTTGTCGAAGAACTGCGGGTGTTCGGTGATGAACCCAGGCGTGGGCAACACCGGCTCGCCCTTCCGGCTGGTGCGGTTGAACTGGTCGATCGACCAGAAGCCCTGCAGCAGACCCTTTTCGAGGATCCCCTGGAGAGCAGTGCCGCTGATCAGGGGTTGCATGGTTCCAACCTCCGAAACGTGATCGCCCAAACCCATGGGTTGGCGTGCCATGAGCCGGGGCCGTGAATGCGCTCCCACAGCAAAGCGAACCACTCACGAGGAAATGCGTGCGAGTGGTCGTAGCCCTCCGCCCGTGCATCCTCATCACTGATCTCCTGCAGCCGCTGCACGCGAACGTCGGTGATCTCCAGCAGGATCCGCGATGCCATGCGGGGCATGAAGATCGACGGGCGCCACTTCATCGGATGGGCGGGCCCGTCTCCCTTGGGATCAAAGTGATCCGCCCGGTAGCTGATTCCACCGGGGCAGCCCGCAACATCTTGAGCGAATGTCTCCCGTACCCACAGCCGGTCGCCGGGGGTGCCGTAGGGGCAGATGCTCCCCCATCCGTTTGCCTGTTGATAGGCCTCCATGTAGGCCGGGTTGTACGGGCCTTTGTGTTCGGTGGTGCCCTTGAAAGTCCGTCGCGTCTGAGTCTTGCTGCCGTCGAGGATGGCCCGCACCATCGAGCCGCTAAACAGGATCGGGCGTTCTTTCAGGTGCATGTCGCCTCCTCCTTGACCCGCTGCAGGTAGGCCCGCCACTGTTCATCGGTGAGGCCCTGGGCCTCGTCGGCAGGCGGCAGCGCCGGCCGCTGGCTGCCCTGCACCAGTGCATAAGCCTGGGCATTGGCCGGGTCGGGCGCCGCATGGATGGAGACGGGCACCTCGGGCAGCAGCGCCAGCTGGGCCGGCTTGAACTGCACGAACTTGGGCAGGTCCTCCTTCGGGCCCCAGCTGCGATTCGCCAGCCCGCCCTCGGTCCGGTAGAGCGGTGCCATCAGCTCAGCCCAAACTGGGAAGCGGTGAAAGGCCTGGGGGTCGGTGGATTGGATCCACTTCTCGGCGGCCCACATCAGCTGCGGGTCGTTCACCTCGGGGAACTCAGCGGTGAAGCTGTGGAGCTTCAGCCGGCAGACATGGGGGCTCCACCGATCGGCCTCCTTGAGCCGCAGGTGGCCGGCCACCATTTCGGCAACCGCCAGGAAGGTTTCAGGTGTCAGGCCGGCCATGGCTCCTCCAGCGCGGCGAGCATGGCGGGGTCCTTGGGCATGGGCCGGCGGCTGATCTGCGACAACCCGAGCGGCTTGTGGGCGCCCAGGTAGTCCTCCTTGAGAGCCATCCAGCCGTTCTCCACCCCAGCGGTGCAGAGCTCCAGCTGGCGGGCTGGCGGGAGCGCACCCACCCGGCTCGCGCTGGACAGCCAGGCGGCCTCGGTCCAGGTGGCCCGGCTGCCGTGCTTGCTGCGGCGGCTTTCGCGCCACCACTGCAGCAGCAGGGGGGCGGCGTCGGCGGTGATGCCGAAGCCATCGGGCACCTCCTCCGGCATGAACCGAGCAGCGCGGGCGGCCTTGGCTGGCGCCTTGGCGGGTTGCTGGGGCTCCGGCACCACCCGCAGGGCAGGCGCATCGAGGTAGCCCTTGGCGCCTGGGTTGTTGACGCACACCCGCTCCATGGTTGGGAAGCGGTGGGCGCATTTCATGCACCGCCGGTAACGCAGGTCGCCGTCCTCGCGGGGCCTGGTCTCCAACACCCGGGTCACGTCGTGGTCGCAGTTGGGGCACCTCATCGAGTCACCTCCTGCGGGGCCCATTCGCCGCACCAGAAGTCAGGGCAGACAGCCGGCCACCACCCCCATGCGGTCTTGTCGTCGTCGGAGTGCTTGAGGTCAGTTAGCTTGGGCGATTTACACCGGCAACTGAGTACGTCGTC